GGTGTTGAACTAATTGTAAAACTACAAGCATATTCTGCTAAATTTGCAATGCTCGCTTCCTGGTATACTAATGTTAAGAAAGATGAAAGAGCAAAGAAAAATATATACTATTCAGCTAAAGAAGCAACGGATAGACTAGTGGATGCATTAAAATATGCAGTTAGGATTAACAATGGCTAAGAGCCTTATTAACAAGTTGGTTGAAAAGCCAAAGAAGAGTGAAGAAAATTTAATCAATAGTCAAGAGATTGTTGACAAGATTAAAGAAGGATATGCTTTACAAAGAAAGTCTTCATTTAAGAAGAGAGATAGCTTTACTCCTTCAACACTGACTTATGGTGCAGGTAAGTGTCCAAGATTTTGGTACTTATGGTTTGAAGGAAATGAATCAGATGTAAAAACTGATTGGTATTCAGTTGCAAATATGGATAGTGGAACTGATCGCCATGGTCGTATTGAAAAGGCTATGGAGTCTGCAGGTATTCTAGTAACAAATGAAGAGCGTTTGTCTTATCAAGATCCACCAATTTCTGGCAGAACTGATGCAATTATTAAGTGGAACGACATGGACATTCTTACTGAAATTAAAACTCTTAACGAAGATTCTTTTCATTATTTAAATGTCAAGGGCGAAGCAAGAAAATACCATGTTGAGCAACTTCTTATCTATATGAAGATTCTTAAAAAGAGTTTTGCATTCCTTGTTTATGAGTCAAAGAATAGTCACGAACTATCTATGTTCCCTGTAAAGCTTAATGAGCATTACAAAAACTTTATAAACTATTTCTTTGATTGGATGAGAGAAGTTAAGAAGGCTTCTGATGATGGTCTTCTTCCTGAAAATCCTTATCGTTCAAACTCTAAGGTGTGCAAGGGTTGTGATTTCGAAACAGTTTGTCGTACAAAGCCAAAGGGTGATATTAAAATAGCTCCAAGGAAAGACCTTGAGTAAATTTTGTAAACTTTGTGACGAACAGTTTCAGACAAACAATAAGAATCAAATTTATTGTTCTGCTGAGTGTAGAAGTGCTGCAACTAAAGAAAAGATTATGCAAAGATATAAAGTTTCAAAGGTAAGGTCTCGTGCAAGTAAGTCTAGAAAATGTGCTGGTGGATGTGGTATTGAGATCAGCATTTATAATGATGTTGGGTTTTGTAATAGTTGTATGATTAGTAAAAGAAAGCTAGATCAAACACTAAAAGATATAAAAGGATTTTTTGATTATGAGCAAAAATAGTTGGAAAGATATTGGTAAGCCAAGTAGATTTATTTCTATTGATGCATCTTCTACTTCTGCTGCCTTTGCAATATTTGAAAATGATAATTTAGTCAAATTTGGTAAAGTTAATTTTACTGGAAATGATCATTATAAAAAAGCTGGAGATGCTTGTAAAAAACTTACTCCATTGTTTAAAGATTTTGATGTTAAAGCAGTTGTAATTGAAAATACTATTTTTGCAAACTCTCCAAAGACATCTATGCAACTGGCTCTTGCACAAGGAGCCATTGTTAGTGCAGCATATATTAATGGCGTAAAAGATATCTATCCTTGCGTACCAGTTGCCTGGCAAAACTGGATTGGCAATAAGGTTTTAACAAAAGAAGAAAAGGCTGCCCTGAGAAAAGAAACTCCTGGCAAGTCAGATTCTTGGTATAAGGGCAAGGAAAGAGAGTTTAGAAAGAATAGAACTATCAGACTTGTTAATATAGAATTTATGACTGATGTAGATGATAATGATGTTGCAGATGCTATTGCAATTGGCTGGTATGCAACTAATAACTGGAACAAGATAAGTAAACTTGACTTATAAAGGATATAATGATATTATGAAAATGTATGCTAACGAAAACTGGTTAAGAAAAAGATTCTTAATGGATAAGAAGTCCCCAGAAGATATTGCAAAAGAATGCGGTGTGTCTGTTGAGACTATTTATGTGTACCTTGGTAAATTTGGATTAAGAAAAAGCAGGAGAAAATAATGGCTGAATACCCATCAGAAGCATTCTTTGTAAACAAGAATGAAGAAAAAATTAAGAAGATTCTTGAGCTTTCTAAAACTGCCCCAGCTGGATATAATATCCTTGCTGCCTGTCTAGATATCACAGAGATGTTACTAGAAAAGAATGTAGCGTATGGTAACTCTGCACTTAACCCTATTCGTATCTTTAGTGATGCAGATGATATGGAACAGCTTAATGTTCGCATTGATGATAAATTAAATAGAATTAAAAACAAGAAGCTGTATGCTGGGGATAATGATGAAGATGATCTTATTGGATACTTATTGCTAAAGAAGGCTAAAAAGCGTGGCTAAAAAGAAAACTATATTTAAAGATAGATTTGAAAGAAAGTCCTCAATGATTACTGAAAGCGGTCATGAAGTAAGTGAAGGCGATCTTATAAAGATTACTGGAGAGCATGGTGCTACTTTTAAATTTAAATGTCTTGTAAAAAATCCTGTAAATGGTGTAGAATGGATAGACTGCTTTCAGATGTTTAAGGATATTTCTGGACCAACAAGGTCTTTTTATCCTGACAGAGTTAAAGCGGTAAAGAAGAGGGGTAAGCGTGTCAAGCGAAGCAGCACTAGTTAATCATTTAGACCTTGTAAACAAGGTTGCATCAGAGTACCTAAAAGGATTAGATGCTTCAGAGATTTCAAAAGCACTAAACATTCCAAGAGTAAAGGTTACAGAGTTACTTACTGACTGGAGAGTAATGGCAGCAAATAATCAAGCTATTCACGCTCGTGCAAAAGAAGCTCTTGCAGGTGCAGATCAGCACTTCTCATCACTTATTAAAAAAGCGTATGAAGTTATTGACTCTGCAGATACTACTGCAAATTTAACAGCCAAGACAACATCTATTAAACTTATTGCTGATATTGAAAGCAAGAGACTTGAGATGCTACAAAAAGCAGGTCTATTAGATAATCAAGAGTTAGCAGATGAACTTTTAGAAACAGAAAGAAAGCAAGAAATACTTATATCAATCCTAAAAGAGGTGACATCTTCTTGCGAATCCTGCAGACCAAAAGTTCTATCTAAACTATCTCAGGTTAATGAAGGTGGGGTCGTTGTAATTGACAATTGATATTAGCGAATTTATGGAAGCTCTTGATGAGTCTCCATTCGCAGAAATTCCAGTTGATGCAAAGACATTTGTTGAGGGTGAGAAATATTTAAATCAGCCACCACTTTCTGAGTATCAATATACCCTTGTTGAATGTATGAGTCAAATCTACAAGGAAAAAGATTTAATTCGATTTATGGGTGAGGAAGCTGGTAAAGAACATTTTAAGAGGTATACGAAGAATGAAGTTATTATGCAACTTGGAAAGGGTAGTGGAAAAGACTTTTCTTCAACAGTTGGATGTGCTTATTTAGTTTATAAACTATTATGCTTAAAAGATCCTTCTCGTTATTTTGGTAAGCCAACCAATGATGCTATTGATATTATGAATGTTGCTATTAACGCTCAACAGGCAAAAAATGTTTTCTTTAAAGGATTTAAGACAAAGATTACTGGATCACCTTGGTTTGCAGGAAAGTTTGATCCACCAAAAATTGATAGTATAGAATTTGATAAGTCAATTACAGTTTACTCTGGACATTCTGAAAGAGAGTCTGCTGAAGGCTTGAACTTAATACTTGCAATCCTGGATGAGATTTCTGGTTTTGCAATGGAGTCTGCAAGTGGAAATGATCAGGCTAAAACTGCTGATAATATCTATAAAGCATTTCGTGGATCTGTAGACTCACGTTTTCCAGACTATGGCAAAGTTGTACTGCTATCCTTCCCTCGTTTTAAAGGTGACTTTATTACAACAAGGTATGAAGATGTAATTGCTGAAAAAGAAACTCTTGTTAGATCTCATGAGTTCATAATCAATCCACTACTTTCTGAAGAAGATCCAAGTAATAAGTTTACTGTTGAGTGGGATGAAGATATTATTAACTCCTATAGGATCCCTGGAGTCTTTGCACTAAAAAGACCAACTTGGGAAATTAATCCAACAAGAAGTATTGAAGATTTTAAGATAGCATTCCTTACTGATATGGCTGATGCACAAATGCGTTTTGCCTGTATGCCAACAACTTCATCAGATGCATTCTTTAAGAATAGAGAAAAGCTGTCTATGGCATTCAAAAAGATTAATCCAATTGATGTGTCTAAAAGAATAGAGCAGTCTTTTGTTCCAGATCCAGAGACCACATACTTTGTACACGCTGACCTTGCACAAAAGCATGACAAGTGTGCTGTGTCAATTGCACACGTTGACAAGTGGGTAAGTGTTCAATCATTTAATAATTATGAACAAATTGTTCCATTCATTGTTGTAGATGCAATTGTTTATTGGGAGCCTAAGAAAGAAGGTCCAGTAGATTTATCAGAAGTCAAGAACTGGATTATTAACTTAAGAAGGCTTGGCTTTAACTTAGGACTTGTTACTTTTGATAGATGGAATTCTTTTGATATTCAAAGAGACTTAACAAGTGTTGGAATTAAAACAGAAACTCTTTCAGTAGCCAAGAAGCATTATGAAGATTTATCAATGCTTATCTATGAAGAAAGAGTTGTATTGCCTCAAATAGATTTATTACTTGAAGAAATGCAAGAGTTAAGAATTATGAACAACAATAGAGTAGACCACCCTAGAAAAAAGTCTAAGGACTTAGCTGATGCTATGTGTGGATCTGTTTATAATGCAATTAGCCATACAAGAAGAGAAAAAATTCAGGAAGTAGAAGTTCACACATATGAGTCTCGTACAAAAGTTGACAAGGAAGATAGAAAAGTGGTACAATCAAAACCTGAAATGACAGAAGATATTAAAGAGTATCTTATGAATTTTAATTTAATTTAGTAGAAATGGAAAATAATGAGTAAAAGAGTTCTTTTAACTGGTGCTAGTGGTTTTGTTGGAAGCCATGTTCTAAGGCATCTATTAGTAAATACAGACTGGTTTGTAGTTTGTCCAACAACATTTACACACAAAGGTTTAACTGATAGAATCAATGTTGCCTGTGATGACTTGCCAGATGCATACAGTAGAGTGAAAGTAATTAAGACAGACCTTACTGCACCAATTTCTCCAGTAACAGCACACGCATTTGGCGAAATTGACTATGTAATAAATGTTGCTAGTGAGAGTCATGTTGACAGAAGCATTGAAGAGCCAACTCCATTTATTCTAAACAACGTGTCTTTAATTTGCAATCTCCTTGATTGGGCTAGAGTTGCAAAGCCAGAAAAGTTCTTGCATATTTCAACTGATGAAGTATATGGTCCTGCACCAAAGGGACATGCTCACAAGGAATGGGTAGACCAATATTTCCCAAGCAATCCTTATTCTGCATCCAAGGCAGCACAAGAAAGCATTGCATTCTCTTACTGGAGAACTTATGGAATCCCAATTGCAATTACTAATACCATGAATATTATTGGTGAAACTCAGGATCCAGAAAAGTTTATGCCAATGGTAATCAAGAAAGTTCTTAATGGAGAAACTATGAAGATTCACGCTTCTCCAGAAGGAGAAATTGGAAGTCGCTTCTATCTTCATGCTCGTAATCAGGCAGACGGTCTTTTGCATACTCTTAAGCAAGAATTTCCACTCTATGGTCAGTCAGATACCCCAGCAAAGTTTCACATTGTTGGTGAAAGAGAAGTTGATAATTTAGAAATGGCTCAAATGATTGCATCAGCAGTTGGAAAGCCATTACGCTATGAATTAGAAGACTTCCACTCTTCACGTCCAGGACATGATTTAAGGTATGCTCTAGATGGAACTAAGATAGCTGATACAGGTTGGGTAGCACCAATGCCACTAGAAGAATCTATTAGAAAGACGGTTGAGTGGACTCTTAAGCATCCAGAATGGCTAAATCTGTGAAAGAATATTTAGCACAAAACGATATTTGTTTTGATGACATTTTAATGGTTCCACAGTACTCAGAAGTTGTTAGTAGAAGTACTGTTGATTTTAAGATGCCAATTGGTGGATACTCTTGGCTAGATTTTCCCGTAATTGCATCTCCAATGGATACAGTTTGTGAAAAAGATATGGCTATTGCTATAGCACAAGCTGGTGGCATTGGAATAATTCATAGATTTATGTCTGCAAAAAATCAGATAAAAATGGTTGAGGAAGTTTATAATCATGACAACCTTAAGCTTTCTGTAGGTGCAG